CGAGAAGATCCTTCAGCACCCGAAGTGCCAACCGATCCTGGTTCGCGGTGGACCAGAAGCCGAAGTCACCGAAGACGCGATCGACGCTGTTGTCGATCAAGACGAAGTTCCACAATCAACCCTCGTGCTCAAGAAGCGCGGCAAGAAGGAGTAATCCATGGCACAAGAATCCACAATCGTCATCCAGTGCGTGCACGGCGGGTACGTTCTGAACACCCCGGGCACCGACATCGAAGGCAAGACCGAAGTGTTCACTTCCACTGCGAAGCTCACCAAGGCCGTCCGCGCCGCGATCGAAGAGTTCACCCTCGTCCCGAAGACGAAGGCTGACTCCGCCGACGCCGAGTAAGCAACTCAGCGACTGACCAAGACGGGCCTTCGGGCCCGTTGTCGTCTATGCTCATCACCGAAATCGCGATCGCTCGAATCGCAGCCCTTTCGCCCGACGGACCTTTCAAGTTCAGCACTCATGGGTCGCTGGATCAGGGGTTCCACGTCGACCTCGTTGCGAACGCAGAACCGCTGCCTTTCGATGTTACAATCAGTTCTGATCCGTGGATCATTGCTGATCTGACTTCGGTCAGCCACCTTTCTGGACGAACCGTCGACATCGTCGATGACGAGTTCACAATCACGAACCGCACATGAGCTTCCTGTTTACCCTCGACGAGAGCAAGCTGACCGAACAGCTCCCTGAGATCTTCGATGCCATCGAGCTCGAGATCAAAAAGGCTGAGCCGCTGTTCGAGATCGAGGGTGTTCGTCTGGAACTCTTGGCTCGCGATCTCCCGAAGCACCAAGGTCACTACGACCTGAAGGCTCAAGAGATGAAGCAGTTGATGAAGTGGCTCGAGAACTACAAGGCAAAGCAGGAGGCGATCCTCCTGAAGAACTACAGCAAGGGTCAACGTGCTCTGTCCGCAACCGATCAGCGCATTCTGATCGGCGGCGAGAAGGACATCATCGAGACGAACCAGCTGATCATCGCTGCCACCGAACTGTACGGGAAGCTCGACGCGATCGTCGAAGCCTTCAAGCAGATGGGTTGGATGATCGGGCACATCACGAAACTAAGGGTTGCCGAACTCGGCGACATCATCATCTAACATGGCCAAGATCACATCACGTCATCCGGTATCCGGCATCCGTACGTCATTCGGTGCTCCACAAGACTGCTCGTACTTCGAGGCGATGTGCTGGACTGCCGAGCACGCGCTCGACCCGGCTGAACAAGCTGAAGCCCAGCGAGAAGTGAATCGAATGGTCGATGCCATGAACGACGCAGAACAGGAAGACCGAATGAAGAGCGAACAAACCTTGACTGATTACCTGAACGACGAGATCGGCAGCCTGTTCGACGGGATCCACTTCAGCTCGAACGATGACATCACTCGCATGAGCGTGCGCTCGCATCTGGACGGCGTGATGCAGGGTCTGATGAACAACCGGCACATTCAAGACTACAAGGTCGTGTGCGATGCTTCGAACAACCCACCGAGCATCATCGATCAGAACGAACTGCGCGTTGACCTGTTCTACAAGGACGTTCATGGTGGTGTGCTCCACTACCCATTCAAGAAGCACGGGTTCGCCGCAGTCGACGTCGATCTGAACATCGGCGCGAACTCGTCGAGCCGTTCGAACCCGGTGTACGGCTCGATCTCGGTGAACCCGGCAGGCGCCGTCGGTTCTGGTGCGATCGGGAACATGGTCGGCCAACTCGGCCAAGGCACCACGTACACGTTCACTGCTGGTCAAGGCATCTCACTTTCGATTCCGGAACAGAAGCAGACCGCTGATCTTCCGACGATCGAATGGCACTGCAAGGACGACGCTGGCCAGCTGATCAAGATGGAGCTGAAGCCAGAGGGTACGATCGGCGCCCATGAAGCCCTGCAGCTGATGATGCTTCTGCAATCATCGACCGCGTTCCCGCTCGCGTTCTCACCGTACCTGTACGTGAAGAAGCACTCGCTCGAGCGTCACTTCAAGTTCTCGGCCGTATGACCAAGAAGGCATACATCCGCATCCACGATGAGGTGTACTGCCAGGTCACGGGGCTTGAACCTCAGGACCAGGAGTTCCTCGAGAAGAAGTTCGCGATCCCAGTCGAGGGCGCGTTCTTCATGCCAGCGTACAAGCTCGGCCGCTGGGATGGGAAGATCAAGTTCTTCGAGAAGACCGGCAAGGTTTACTGGCGCCTGTTGGACGAGATCGTTCCTTACCTGGAAGGTTGGGGGTACGAAGTCGTGCTCGAGGACGATCGGAAATCAGCGGATCTGGTCACGACAAGGATCGATTCCGATTGGTTCCTGCGCGTCCCTGACATGGCCCTGAAGGTAGTACTTCGCCCGTATCAAGTTGACGCGGTGAACGCTGCTTTGGACGCCACGACTGGGTTCGTTGAGGCTGCCACCGGCTCAGGGAAGACGTGGATGGTCGCTGGTCTCGCTTCGGTTCTGAACGCCGAAGAGAAGCGAGTGATCGTGATCGTCCCATCATCTGACCTCGTCGAGCAGACAGCATCCACGTTCCGCCTCGGTCAGCTTGACGTCGGGATCTACTCCGGCGCCAAGAAGGACGTGCACCACATGACTGTGGTCGCGACTTGGCAGGCATTGCAGAACAACCCGATGGTCGTCGAGGACTTCGACGCAGTGATCATCGACGAGGCACACGGCGCCACAGCGAAGACGATTGGCGAGCTGATCAACGTGCACGGCCGGAACATCCCGTACCGTTGGGGGTTCACTGGCACGATGCCGAAGCCGAAGATCGACTCGATGACCCTTCGCGGCTCGTTGGGTGAAGTGCTGTACAAGATCACCGCCGCCGACTTGATGCGCATGGGGTTCTTGGCTCAACTCGAGATCGAACCAATTCAGATCATCGACGACGAGATCGACGAGGAGTTCCCGGACTACGCGTCCGAGAAGACATTCCTTGCGAAGTCGCCGAAGCGTCTGGATCTGATCGCTGACCTGATCATCTCGAAGGCGCAGACATTCGGGAACACTCTCGTGCTCGTGAACTCGATCAAGCAGGGCAAGCAGCTCCAGAAGCTCATCAAGGACTCCGTGTTCCTGCACGGTGCCGACGAGAACGACGTTCGTGCCGAGTGGTACTCGATGTTCGAGAAGCGTGACGATCTGATCGTGATCGCCACGTCGGGTATCGCGTCCACCGGGATCTCGATCGATCGAGTGTTCTGCCTGTTCATGATCGACGCAGGCAAGAGCTTCGTGAAGTGCATTCAGTCGATTGGTCGTTCGCTCCGTCTCGGGCACGACAAGTTCAAGGCACACTGCTGCGACGTGCACTCGAACCTGAAGTGGTCGATGAAGCACTGGCGAACGGAACAAGTACTACAAGGAGGCGCAGTACAGCGTCTCGAAGACCGTGAAGGCGAAGGTATGAAGCTCATTGAATCCGGCGTGATCGTCGAAGCCGACGTGCCGAACTTGAATCGCCGAATCTACCCGCGTGCCGTCCTTGAGAAGATGATCGGCGAGATCGAGGAGAAGACGAACCCAGCTCGAGTGTTCGGCTCGATCGGAATGCCAGCCGGCGTCGAGGTTGATCTCTCACGTGTCTCGCACACAGTCTCTGACCTGCACATCACTGAGGACGGTAAGCTCCTCGGCAAGGTCATGATCCTCGAAACCCCACAAGGGAAGATCATGGAGAAGCTCCTCGAAGCAGAACCGAGTCGCCAGTTCCGAATGGCCGGCATCGGGAAGCTCGAAGACAATCCTGATGGAACGACAACCGTCGTCGACTTCCGTCTTCTCTCAATCAACCTCGTCCGCGACGGAGCCTAAATGCAAATCCTCTCAGAAGTCAATCGCCCGTACATCATCGACAGCTTCACGGCACCCATGGGTGTCAGTCACTTCTGGACGTTCAGCGGGCACATGATGGACTTCAAGCTCGAAGAGGCTTCGTACCTCGAAGAGATCGTTGGCCAGACGATTCGCATTCGAGTTCAGAACCTCGAGATC